CCCCTACCCAGCGACACACAGTTGTGCGTTTAAGCTCGTCAAAGGTCTCCCCAAGTATTGCGGGGGGCGCCGTTGACTCGTTTTTCACATTACTGACCTCTACCTCCTTCAGCGTCAGACATATGTCGATTATATCAACTTGTACATCATTCGCGTCACGAGAAAGCAAAGCGTGCCGTTTGAGTATTTGGTCGGTGTTCACGACCCAATCTAGCACAAATGAAAAGGGAACGAGTTCCCAAAAGCTAGATATGGATGGGGTTAGCCCCATTGCCGTCATAGCGTTGGTGATATCATCTATAGCCGCAATTACTTCTTTCGGCATGTGATATCGATACTTTAAACTTACGGATAGTTTATGACTTGCTTTCCCCCTAATAGGGGAGTCCCATATACCATCGACACCCTGGTGTTCACCAGAGTACCAGACGTAATGTACCTGTTGGCCATTAAAGGGATCGTCTAAGTCATATTCTATACTTGTATTAAGGTCATGGACCTTACCAGCGCCTTCCCGTGCACGTTGGACTCGATTTCTCCAGTCCGCAAGTGCACCCCAGATCTTCCCCACTTCCTGAATGAAGGGGCGAAGGGCGAAAGCCCATTCGAGATGCAGATCTGACATTTCCTTTATCGAGAGACGAAGGATGTCTCCTGCGTCAGCCGACAGTACGTCCTTTAAGGCCTGTATAAAGAACTTAAGGCCTTTTACCAAAGCGAGACTAAGCTCCGCTAACATCCGGGAATCAAGAAAATTCCGGACGACGGTAAGCAACCCTTTACAGGCTGCCACCGCCAGGTCCTTGAAGTCCGATAATTCCATAAGGAATACGAACAAATCAAGGTCAGGACGTAAAGTAGGAAGTTTATCCTCCACACGTGAGATTAACCAATTCTTTGCGTGTGTTGGGATGGGATGAGGTTCCTGGCTGAAGCCAGGCGCGGTTCGAATGTCACAATACATAGCGCTGTACCGATCAAGGGCTAAGGTGCCGGCTACCGAACCAAGGTAGTCCGTACATATGCCACCAACCGGAACAGGGCGTGCCTCATAACTCACCTTAACATGGTGAAGAGGTTTATAGTGCCAGACGCCGCGTCCATACTCCTCATAAAAGTCGTGAATGATGGCACCCGTTAGGAGGCCACCCCACGATGAGAATGGATCTGGATATGATTCACCAGAATATGAAACGCTGTATTCCCGCGTTAGAGTGTTCTGCCAGGAGGACGACCCGCGAGTGCGGTTCGTCCCTTCGACAATATTGCTCATAACATGAAGAAGGAACCAGCCATGGGGAAGAGGGATC